GTATCAGTCCAAACATATATTGCATCTCTACCTCTAATAGCTCCCATGATCCGTGATCCGTCAGCCAGTCTTTGTGTGCCAGCTGTATTAGTTGCTGTAGGTGTATAAGTGTTAATATCTTCTTGGTCCGAGAATCTAACAAACATATCGTCTTGCGTAGATGTATCACCAATTGTTGTTTCTGTTCCAAAAAACACCAAGTGTCTATCAGGAGTAGAAACTAACATGTGACGTGATGCTGTTGGTGCACCAGATATAATAGTTGCTCTTGTAGTTGTTGCATTTGATAAAGAAGAGTCCCATTCAAATACAGAACCGTTGTGAATTAAACAAATAGCTTTGTCACCAAAATTATCTATAGACCACATACCAGGTTCAATAATTAAGTCACCTGATGCTGCTTCACCCCATGCAACATAGTCAGTTGAATTTGTAACTGTTGCGCCATCGCTATGAGATGCTGCTGTTGTTCCAGCAACTCCTCTTGTTAAACCTGTAAGTGTATTATCAGTAATTCCTGTGTAAGATATTTCTTCTGATCCTATAATAATAAAATTAGTTCCAGAGCTTGGAAACTGTGAAGCATCAGCTAATGTAAGAGTTGTAACAGAATCATTGATTGCACCATTAAGAGTAGTTGTAAGTGCTCCAGCTGCTTCACCACCCCAAGATCCTAATCCATAACCAAAACCTTTTGCTTGGACTGCTGGACCAACATGATAATAATGTTGTACTCTAATACCACCTGATGTTGTTGCACCAGATCCTGATTCGTTTGATGGCATTGTAATAGTTAAAGTTGTTGTTGATGGCACTGACGTTACCATAAATTTTTTATCATCAAAATCAGACGCACTAAAATTAGAATCAGTTATAGTGGTAAAATTATCTAAAAGAATAATATCATCTTCTTGTATGTTATGTGCACCAGAAAAAGTTATTGTAACGGTAGGTGATCCATTAGTTGTGCTAAAACAATTTGTAAGTGTGGTTGTTGATTTAATAGGGTGTATGTCATAAAATACTCCACCAGAAAATGCATATAAAATTCTGTTAGTTCCTATAATAGCATATTTTCTACCTAAACTATTAACGTAATGATGAAGACCTCTAGTAGCTCCTGTTAAATCATCTGTACCTAACTGCTTCCAACCACCTATTTTTTCAGGTGTTCCGTATCTAAATCTAACATTATCGCAGTCTACCCACTGTCCTTCAGCTGTAGTTTCGGAAATTTGTTTATTAATACCTGGTTGAAAACCTATTTTCTGTAACATAAGAATCCTTTTTTTCTAATAATATAGGTAATATCACATATTTAAATAGTTTAAAAGCTGCTATTTTTCGTAGTCATCTGGCACGTCTTTATCTTCTATAACTCCGTGTTCTTTGCCATCTCCATACATTTGAGTTGCTTTAGTTATTACTCCCATTAAAACAGTTGAAAATTCATAACAAGATTTTCTTTCTAATGGATAATGGCCTCTTCTTAAAATAATTAAAAGTATTTCTTTCCAAGAAAATTTTAATTTTAAATGTTTTTCTGTAAATTTAAATTGCATATTATGTTGATAAAAACCAAGAAGTTAATATATATTTGTCCTTTTGTAAAGGCGGATTTCCTCTATGCACGTAAGGATAATCTGCAGGGAATATACACACACGACCTGTTTTTGCTTTAATCCTTTGTTTTTGAAATAAAAATTCTGTTTCTCCACCTTCTTTAATATCATTTAAATACACAGTCCAAACTAAAGCTCTTTTACAAGAAAACTCTTTGTGACCTCTTTCTATGTGCCATACATGATACCCACCTCCTGGAAGTGTTTTTTGAATTTTTATAGTTGTAAAATGTAAATCGCTTATACCACAAAAACCCGTATATCCTGTTTTTTGATCATAAATTGATAATGCTTCTCTTAATATTCCACATACCTCGTCTATTTCACCAGGCCAATTATTTGTTTTACTAAAACTTATTGCTAAATCATCTTTATTTCCTTTTGCTGCTTTTTCAGAATTAAATCTATCATAAGCTTTTGAATCTTTTTCTTTTTCAAAAATATTTATTAACTTTTTACATAATTCTGGTGACATAAAATTATCAAACATAGCTATAGAATCTACTATCTTTACATATCTTTTAAGTCCTTTTTTTTCTCTTTCTTCATAACCAATATCTTTATTTTTTTTCATTATATCTCCGGGCTATACATTTTAGTTAAACGTAAGGGTTTTTTAAATCCATCATAAGCATGTTTTATGTTGGGTCCATTTTTATCTACATAATGTAAAAAAGTTTGTAGATGAAAATCTCCCTCAAAATTTTCTCTCCAATGTTTTGACTTACATCCTAAATAAATTACAGCATCACCAGGTTTCATATCAACAGGGTTTCCATCAACGTATAATGGCCATTTAGTTCCATCACTATCCCACATAGCAGAAACGGATATTTCACATGCTGGTCTATCTGTGTGTTTTACTAATTCTGCATTATAGGTATAAAATCTTGTAAAAGCATACGTTGGTATTAAAGATAATCCTGTTTCTTTTTCCATTATTTTTTTCTTTTGTATTAAAATAGCATCTGAAAACTCATCATAATAAAAAATAGAATCACCATTGTTGCTACTACTTTGTTGTAAAGGAGCATCAAAATTATTAACATTTCTTTTATGTAGTAAATGAAAATAATGTCTGCCTAATTCTATTTCTTTTTTTGTAAAAAAATTTTTTATTAATTTATAATTAAAATCTTTTCTTATGATGCCCATGATATTATTGAATACCTTGTTCCTTTCTTTATTGGTTTAACTCTATGTGGATATAAAAAACAACTTGGCCAAATTATTAATCTACCTGGTTTAACCTCAACTTTCACTATAAGCTCTTCTGTAGTAGGATTAAAAAATTCTAATTCACCTCCTTTGTAATCATTATTTAATAATAAAATAGCAGAGAGGATTCTTGGATTATTTGAAAAATGATCTATATGAGTTTGATAAAGACCACCTTCTTGATATTTTAATATTTCTAAACTAGATATGGTAGACATTGATGTTCCTATTTCAGGAGAGACTTCTTTTGAATATTTTTCAAAATTATTTTTAAAAAAATAACCTAAATAATTACACCAATGAATTTTAGTTTTTGAATTACAATCCCATTCGGTTAGACTTAAACTTTCAACATTTCGAATTTCTTTATTTACTATATTATCTTTACCAACTCCTGCTGGTGTAAATTTTTGTTTTAATGAATATTTAATTATAGATGATATGTTTTCTACAGGCAAAGCATTATCGTATATCCTTATATAGCTTTCTAAATTCATAGAAATTAATATACATATAATTTTTAAAAAGTAAACTAGTTATTAGTTTTTTCTAAAGGAAATAATTGAGGACAATCAGTAAGGTTATAAATATATTCCATTACACTATCTGTGCTATTCCAAGAAGTAACAGCACTTATATTAATTGCTTCTAAAAATGCAACCATAGCTTTTACTTCAGCGTCATTGTCATAATATTTAGCTGAATAATGTTTAAGATCTGCAATTAAATCATCTCTAACTTGTGTTAACATAGCCTGTGCTTCACTTGCATCTGTAATATTTCTAGCTACATCAGCATTAACACCATCATACTCTTGTTTATGAAAAATAGTTGTATCGGCATAATTAACTGTATCTCCACTTAAAGTAGCTTGTGATTTAAGAACAGCAACTTTAAAATAATCAGCATCACTTACTTCTTTTGATACAAGACTTGCAGAAGTACTTAACCAAAAATCTTTTTTAGCATCAGTAGGTGCTAATCTATAAAATTCATTATCTTGAAATATAAAATGTTTTGCCATGATTACCCGTTATCAAAAATATATAAGAAACCAGCTCCTCCAGCATTACCATTTCTATTAGTTCTTTGCATACCAGCACCTCCAAGACCAAATCTACCAGTCATGTTTGGTATATTGCTATCTGAAACGTCAGCACTGTTACTTGCGTTAGCATTAAAGGTTGTTAAAAATGTTCCTTCAGCAGCAGTTCCTGGGTTTCCAGGATTACCAGGTGCTTGTTCAGGACCTGCATTTCCACCATTTCCACCGTTTAAAGTAATAAGATTAGCGACATTAGTTGCTCCTCCAGCACTTCCAGAATTACCAGGAATTGCTCTGTTTCCTCTAGCTCCAGGAGCTCCAACAGCATAAGGTTGTGAGAAAGGAGGAGTAATGCTATCAGTAAAAATACCTTGCACTCCGTATCCACCTGCTCCACCATTAACATTATTTGGTCCAGAAGTGTCAACTCCCGCACCACCGCCTCCACCTGAAGCAGCAAATATTGTAACTGTATTTCCACTACTAGTGTAAGTACCAGTAGCAGGACCAGTGGCGAATACTTTAGGTGTCATGACAGCGCCACCTGAACCAGATGAAGCTGTAATTACTCTTCCTGATGAATCAATAGTTACAGAAGAAGATGTAAAACTTCCTTTTGCTGATTTTATAATTCTTGGCATTTTCTTTCCTCCTAAAATTTACTAGTCAACCATCTCTACGTAAGAAACATGAAAAGCTAAATCGTTAGCAGCACCAGCTGTAACAGCAATTAAATCTGTTTCATCTAAATAGATAGGTCTTGCAATTAAATCTAATGTTGAATCTGCAGGTACAGAAATTGTACTTGCGATTTTATAATAAGTTGAACCATTGTCATTACTAATTTCTACTGTTGCGTCAACAGCATTAGTTCCGTCAATGTTTGCTAATAATATTGTATCAATTCTTACTGCAGTTTCTGCAGGTACATCAATCATAGTAGTTCTGTTTGTATCAGATAAACTACCCATAGCATTTTTGGGTGTGATTGTTGCTATATTTACGAGATTCGGTGTTGCCATTTTTTATTCTCCTTCTAGATTAATACCCGAAAACCATGGAAAAGACAATACCTTTTCCATCAGTAGTTACGATTTGTGTTGAGCTTGATGTAGCATTAGTTACTTTTGCTCTACCAGTGCCATTTGGAGCTACAGTTATATCTCCATTAGCGGCATCTGTAATAGTAACAGATCCAGAGTTTGTTCCGCTATTTGTGTTTAAAATTAAATCTGTTGCGCCGCCTGTTGTTACAGTTAGTGTTCCAGCACCATTTGAAGTTAAAACAGCTGCTGCACCACTATCTCCAACTTTTACTGTGTCTGCTCCAAGAACAACATCTCCAGTTCCATTTGGAATAATATCTATATCTGCATTAGAAGTTGAAACTATATCGTTTCCATTAACATCTAAATTACCACCTAGTTGAGGTGAAGTATCATCAACAACATCAGATATACCAGTTCCAATTGATAATGTATCTATATCAGGATTAGTTCCGTCATTTGCTGTTGCAAAAATTATTTGATCTCCTTTATTAGAAGCAGTAAAAGTAAATGAATCTCCTGAACCAGAAGCGTATTTAAATTGTACAGTGTATGATCCTGAAGTTGAATTTCTTAAAAAATAAAAAGTTTGAACATCAATTGGAATAGTTACAATTTGATTTCCTGTAATTGTACCTGTAAACTCAATCATTCTGTGTGCAAGTTCTGCACCAGTAGATCCATCACTAACTGATAGAGCAGTTGTTTGTGCTCCACCTGCAATACTTTTTGCGATGTAACCACCAGAAATTTGTTCTACTAATGATAAATTGGTATTAGTTTTAGTTCCCCATGTTCCAGCGTTTTCACCAGTTGCCTGAAGTTCTATTCCTAAAGGTGTATATGTTGATGCCATAAATTTTTCTCCTATGCGACGTCACTATAACTTGTATTTGATCCAGTTGCAACATCAGAATACGTATCATTTGATCCTGTTGAAACATTACTATATGAAGTATTACTTCCAGTTCCTACATCAGAATACGTATCATTTGATCCTGTTGAAACACTTGTATACGATGTATTTGAACCAGTGTCAATATTCGTATAAGCTTGTGTTCCAAGTAATCCTACGGATGACGTAATTTGACTTGACGATAAACCAAAGATTATATCAGCTGGTGTTAAAGAACCTACACTTGATGTAGCAGCTATTCCTGTTAAAGGGACTCCTATAGCTGGTATAATAGATCCTATACTAGTTGATGCAGATACACCCGTAACATTTATAAGTTCAATTTGGCCTGTTACAACACTTCCAACGGAGGTAGTTGCAGATACACCTGTAATTTCACTTGGACCAAATTCTAAACCTAAAGTTCCTACAGCTGATGTTCCAGCTACACTTGTTATTGGTTCAGTGCTAACACCAAAAGCTAATCCTAAAGTTCCTAAACTTGCCGTTGATGATATTCCAGTTACAGCAGCTGTTGGACTAATTACAAAACTTACACTACCAACATTTGTTGTAGCTTCTTGACCAGATACACCTACTACATCTGCAGGAGATATAGATCCTACACTTGAAGTCATTTCTCTACCTACTAAAGGTATAACTTGATTTGGAGACTCACCCCAACTTAATGCACCCCAAGTATTTCTTCCCCAACCAACTAAAGTTCCTACATTAGAAACTGTTGGTGTTGCAAAAGTTGCTTCTACACCAGTTACAGGAACAACTATTTCACCAAAAACATTTAGACTTCCAACACTAGAAGTCATAGAGTGATTTGCACCTATCATTTCTAATAGGTATGTAACACCCATAGTTATAGATCCTGGAGAAGCAGTTGCTTCTAAACCACTTACAGTTATTAATTCATCGGCTCCTTCACCCCAGTCAGCTTGGTTCCATGATAACCTACCCCAACCTGTTTCATTAAATTCTTCTGAATCACCTAAAG